GTTTGTTTGGCAAACGAGTGACATTGTTCCCGAATATCCACGGGTCCATCGTTTTTTAAATTATTGGCAAGAAAATATTGAAGCAGTTATATCAGAGGTTCGTATTGCAGATGCAGAAACAATTGAGTATATACCAGCAAAGGCCTTGTATGAACTTTAATAATTCCTTATAAATAATACAAACTACCTTGGAGTAATAATGGCAACCGTAGAAAAAACAAATAGCTTTAAAGACCTGACAGCTTTAACAGATGCAGAGAGAACAAATAATTCTCCATTGGCAGTTAGGCAGTATAGAGACTTGGATTTATTTTTTACCAAAAGATCAAGAGACAAAGATGTAAATGTCTTGACCAATGTTACTGCCATTAAACGTTCAGTAAGAAATTTGATATTGACTAATTTCTATGAGAAACCATTTCATCCTGAGATTGGTTCTGGAGTTAGAGGTTTGTTGTTTGAAAATGTTAGTCCTTTAACTACGATTGCATTATCACAAGCAGCGCAAGATGTTCTTGCAAATTATGAACCAAGAGCTGTTGTGCTTTCTATAGATGTGACGCCGGACCTAGATCGTAATGCATATGATATGAAAATAGCTTTTGCAATCAGGACTCAACCAAATGATATAGTGGCTATAAACGTGCTATTGGAGGTATTACGATAATGGCAAATAATCAAAAATTAGAAATATCTGGTTTGGATTTCGATACGGTCAAGACTAACCTCAAGACCTTTCTAAGAAACCAAGACCAGTTTCTTGACTACGACTTTGAGGGGTCAGGTATGAGCGCACTGTTAGATGTGTTAGCGTATAATACTCATTACCTTGGATTTCATGCAAACATGCTTGCGAATGAAATGTTCATCGACAGTGCGGCGTTGCGATCCAGTGTAGTATCTCATGCAAAAACTTTGGGATATGAAACACGATCTGTTAGAGCTCCAAGAGCAAAAGTTAATGTTACACTCAATGATGCAACTTTAGCCACTGCAACAATGAATGCGGGTCAAGTTTTTACAACTACCATCAATAATGTTTCTTATCAGTTTGTAACTGTATCTGACTTCACTGCTTCCCAAGCAGGTGCTGGAATAACTTTTAGCGATATTCCAATTTACGAAGGAAGTTATGTTACCACCAGATACACAGCTGATTCGACTGATGTAAATCAAAAATTCTTGTTGAACACTGATAAGGCCGATACTACAACATTAACCGTTCAAGTTCAGAACTCTTCATCCGATTCAACCACAGTAACCTATACCAAAGCTACAGACATAACTCAACTGACGGGAGATAGTGCGGTATACTATTTGCAAGAAGTTTCAGAGGGGCAGTTTGAAATATACTTTGGCGATGGCGTTGTAAGTAAAAAACTTAGTGATGGAAATATTGTCATACTAAAATGTGTAGTAACAAATGTTGCTGAAGCTAACGGTGCATTTGCATTTACAAACTCCGGGGCAATCAATACAGTTATTGATGTTACAACCACAACATTGGAAATTGCTTCTGGTGGTTCAGCTGCGGAAACTGTTCAGTCTATAAAATTATCTGCACCCCTAGACTATGCATCACAGGGACGATGTGTGACAACTAACGACTATAAAGTTTTTGTTCAGAAGTTATATCCTAACGCTACTGCAATTCAAGTGTTTGGTGGAGAAAACGGTTCGTTTGATTCTAGTCTAGGTGTTGTAGCTACAGCAGAATATGGAAAGGTCTTTATATCTGTAAGAAATAATCTTGGCACAAATTTGACAGAGGCTGAAAAAACTGGCCTAGTAAGTCAACTTGGAAAGTTTACTGTGGCATCGATCACTCCAGTAATTGTTGATCCAGATTTTATGTATGTTTTATTGACATGTGATTTTAAATATGACTCTAGTGCCACTGTAAAAACTAAAGACACTTTGGTTACTGAAGTTACTTCAACCATTATTAATTATAACACTACAGAGTTAGTTAAGTTTGATGCGATCTTGCGTCACTCAAAATTATTGAGTTTGATAGACGCTACTGATAGTTCAATAACCAGTAGTTCAGTCAATCCTAGACTAGCAAAATATTTCACCCCAATAAAAGGTGAATCAAAATCCTACAACTTGTATTATAATAATGCATTATACAATCCTCATGCGGGGCATAATACTGCTATGGGTGGTATCTTAACATCCACAGGATTTTATGTTTCGGGAGCCAACTCTACAGATGAACAATTCTTTGATGATGATGGAAACGGAAATCTTAGACTGTACTATTTGACAGGTGCTACGAGAAACTATACCAACGAAACGGCAGGAACAGTTAACTATTTGACAGGGGCTGTTGCGATTAACAATATCATTATAACTTCAATTTCAAATGTTGATGGTGTAACTTCTAATCGTATTCGTATTGTTGTTCTTCCTAGATCAAATGATATAGTTGCACTTAGAAATCAAATTTTAGAAATTGACACAGTAAACACCAAGGTCACAGGTGGAGTCGATACTGTTGCTGTAGGAGATGAAGGTGGCGCTGCCAACTTTAGTGCTGCTTCGGCAGGAGTAGACGCAACAGGAACGAGTTACTAGAACGATGGCCCCTTTCGATAGCGCCTTTAATACTAAGATATCACCTCAAATAGATGGTCAGGTTCCTGATTATATTCAGGCTGACCACCCAATATTTGTTGAGTTTCTTAGACAGTATTATCGGTTTTTAGAATCTGCTCAGATAGATATTGACGGAACTATTGATCAAGTCCTATTAGAAACTCTTTCACCTAATTTTCTGGTTTTAGATTCCACTGATCTATTTGATTCAAATAGTGAGAGCAAAATTGTTTTTGAAAGTGGTAGTGGCACTACAGGTAAGTTTGAAATCGGTGAAACGATTACTGGATCAACAAGTAAGGCTACTGCTACGATACTGGTAGATAATGATGAACAGCTGTTCATAACTGCTAACCAAAGATTCATTGAGGGAGAAACTATTACGGGTACAACGAGTGGCGCTACTTCCACTCTTAATAAGTATCGTGCAAACCCTGTTCAAAATATCCAACAGTTGTTAGAGTATGCTGACCCCGATAATACGGTTGATCATTTTCTAAGTGCGTTCAGAGATTCCTTTATGGAATCAATTCCACTCTCCCTTGCAAGTGGTGTATCCAAAAGAAATCTTATCAAACAAATTCGAGACTTGTATGCTGCAAAAGGAACGTCCGAAGGTCATAAACTTTTCTTTAGAATATTCTTAGGTCAAGAGGCAACAATTACTTACCCAGCAAAATATATGTTGAGGATGAGTGATGGCAATTGGTCTAACCCCGTAGCTATTAGATGCACCTCTGATTCTCAAGGTGCAATCCCTGCGGAGATGGTTGGCCAAGAAGTTACTGGCGCTTCGTCTGGAACGACTGCACAGATCATAAGTGTATCGTCATTCAATCAGGGTACTGATGCTGTTGTTGAATTTTCTTTGAGAAAAGACTCAATACAAGGTACAGGATTTACTGCATCTGAAACTATTTCGGGAGTATCTACTTCTGGTGACTTTACTATGCAGTTCACCATTCAAAGTATTGTGTTGAGTGTTACTGCTGGCGAATTTGGTGGTATCCTTTATAGCATTGGCGATTCTGTAACCCTTGACACAGCAATAGGAAATGGTGTTGCAAGTGCTAAGGTAAGCGAAATTAAACCAGGCTCTATTAGTGATATTCATGTTGATGCATCTGGTTCTGGATATAACATTGGTGATGGAGTCAAATTTACAAACAGTTCTAGCGATAGTTCGATTTCAGACGCTAGAGCTTTTGTGTCTGTTACAGGTGGTAGATTATCAACTGAAGATGCAATAGATGGAACACCAGAGGTTCTTGTACAAGAGAGTGCCACGAAAACATCTTTCATTAAAAATAGAACTCTGTTGGACGGTACATCTATTGCAACAGCAGTTGGTGAACCATATGCAGTGTTTGGCACAGATAGAAGATTTAGTGATGCACAGACTTATTATTATCCTTTGTATCTTTCTGAGGCTAGAGCGAAAGCAAAAGATACTGATAATGGTCAAGCAACCTTTTTCATTTTCGATCAAGTGCCCGGCGGTGTTTTCTGGATGCCATCAAACAATATCAATACAGCAAAGTCTTCTTATGACACTAGTCTTTATAATTTGTTTGTTTCAACCACTGCTGCTCTTGATGATGGATTTGCTTTACGGTTGGAGTCTGGTAATGTTGCAACTGGTATGGACAGTGAAACAGATAGTAATACCGAATCAATATTGGGCGATCTGGTTGTATCAGAAACAGAAAGTTTAGCTAGAGATGTTTACGGGACAGATACCGATGGTATAATTCTTGAAGAGTCTACTTTGTCACTGGACGAGTCTAGTGAAGTCAATAGAATATTTGTTGTTAATAATGGAGGTGGTTATACTGCACTACCATCTCTAACAGTTTCATCTGTAAATGGCACAAACGCTGAGTTGGTTGCTTTGACAGATGACATTGGTTCTATATCAGAAATTGAAGTAACTGATGCTGGATTTAAATATGCTACCGCACCTGATGTTACTGCCAACACAAATTTAATTCTTAAAGATGTTACTGGAACTTTTGGTACTGGAAATAGTTTAAGAACTCATCAAGGTTCAGTTGTATCGTTTGATCCCTCTGTTAATAAGTTATCAATCAATTCAACTCCCACAAATAGATTGACTGCTGAACAGAGTGAAGCTACAAACGATGGAATTACTTTAGAAGATTTTGATATTGTTGAACCAGGCAGACCTGATCATGGACCCGTTAACCAAATATACAAAGTCAATGATGAGTTTGGTTCTGGATTTCTACTAGATGGATTTAGTGAAGAAGGTCAAGGTATTGCTATAGAAAGTTTTGAGATTGGCCAAATCTTATCTGAAGCTCTTGAAGTTAATGTTGACCAAATCAGTATGGAAATATCTGATATGGACGCTCTGCTTGATGAGGGTATTGAATTAGAGTCTGGTAGTGCTGTTCCTACAGATTCCTCTGGTAAATTTTTATTGAATAGTCATCGTCCAAAATCTTTTAGGGGAAATGAGCGTTTTGAAGATCATGTAAAACTTCAAGATGAAGCGGCTGGAACTAATATTTTTGGCGAACAGGAAGACGGTGTTCTTCTATTTGACTTTAGTGTTGATGATGTTGGTAGTAATATTTCACTAGAAATACAAACGTCAGGTGGTTCAGACCTTGCCAACTACAATATCATGCTAGAAAAATCTACTGAAAATGATGGTGACAAATTGGAGTTGGATGGTTCTCAATTTTCAGTTGGGGATAGAGTTGAATACCAATTAGACACAAGTATTGTGTTTGGTAATAATACCGATTCTATTCTACTAGAAAATTCTCTGCCCGATGGTAACGGTTCTCCAAGTTATCTTGTTAATGAGGATCAGGGAAATGTTATTCTCATCAACACCACTGGCGGTGTGGATAGTAATCTTGATGCTGGTGATAAACTTTTACAAATCGTTCAAGATGTTTCTGAAATATCTAATCACGGCCAATCAATTAAACACAGCAATACTCCGAATGGTAGGTTGTTAGGTGAGGGGTTAGATACATTTGTTACTGAAGATTCACCTGTTAATAATTTAAATGTTAATGTTCTGGAGCAAGGATCAATATTATATGACGTTGCGGTATTCCCCGGCGATGAAGATGGGTTCGGAAACATCATTGACTCTGATGGGAATAAAATACTAAACGAACACTCTGGCCAGAACATGTTAATTGATGGTACTGATAGTTCTGCCACTGATGCTGGTTCTCAAATCTTGATGGAGAATGAGACAGGAACAGATCAGGTTATTCTTAATCAGACACAATCAGATGGAACTGACTCTGGTGATGAAGTTGTTATGGAAGATGCCTTCAATGTTATAGGCGATACCATCACTGATTCTAGTGGTGCGTCTGCTAAAATTATTGGGCAAGGAACTGCTAGAGGTGTAGCACAAATTGGAACAACCATAACTAAGCCGGGTGGTTATCTAAACACAGACAGTCGTATTGATGAAGATATCATTCGTATACAGGACTCCTATTTCTATCAACAGTTCTCGTATGAAGTCAAGGTTGGTTCAGTTCTATCTGACTACATTAACGAACTCAAAGCTTCAGTTCATCCAGCGGGTTTCTTACCATTTGGTAAGGTTTCTCTTGCTACTTCAATTGCTGTTAATTTGGGAACAACAGCTGCTGGTGTCATAGATTACACAGGTGATGATACCTTCACACCAGAGCTCGCATCTTTGTTTGGTGTTGTGTTTGGTGAAACTCTCCAAATGACCACAGCAATTCGGGAAGGAGTTCTTGATACCACAGGTGGTAGCAGTATATTTGACACAATCATTCAAGAGAACGGTGTTGCCATTGGCGACTTAATTCTTGAAGAAACTGACGGTGACAATCTGCAATTTGAGAGTGGATTGGATATTGCTGCTGAAAACTCGCAGAGTTCTGGTGACGGTTCAATACTTTTAGATGCTGGTGCTGGGTCTGGTAGATTGCTTGCAGAAACAGCGCTTGGTGAAAATGGAATTGCAAAACGATCTTTGTCTCATGTAACTACCCTTAAAGTTAGGCCAGAGATTAAAGTTCCAAAAACTAGTTATGGTGCCCCTCTTGCTTCTGGTATTCTACCCGGCTCGATTTTCTTTGATCAACCGATGATCCAACTAGAAGATGGTATGCGAACAAGTCTGCCAGCTATCATGAAAGACAATTTGATTTTAGATGGAACAGATAAGAATGGTACGGATGCCGGAGATAAAATTGCTCATGAAAGCGATCTTAACGAACAATCGGGCATTAAACTTAGCGATCTCTCTGGTCTTTCAATAAATGATTTGGTTGAGTTTGATACTATTGGGTTTACTGAACCAGCTGGTACACTAAAGACTAATGAAGGCGGTATCGTATTTGAACAGAGTGCAGCTTCTGATGAGTTGGTTTTAGAGGACTACATGCATTTCATCTTAGAGGGTGGTAGACTTAGTGATGTTCTTCTTCTTGAAAATGGCCACACTCTTTTACAAGAGAGCAACAGTCAACCATTTACTCTAGAAGACAATCTACAGTCTTTCCCAGACGGGACAAATGAACTCACTCATATCCGATTGGAGACTGCTACTGACTCAACAGGACATTTACTTGGTGAGGGTATACAAGCAGGCGATAATAGTATAAACATAGTGTTGGACGGCCAACTTAATAGAGGCGAAAAGCTTCTCACTGAAGGAAGTAAGATTGAGTTTGAAGATAGCACTAATCAGGGAAGTATTCCAGAGGGTAACTTTGGTAATAGGAACATAACACAGTTTACGAGAGAAGCTAGAATTAGTTCTATAACTCCAACAAATAGATTATCCCTACAAGACGAGTTTGAGATTGGATTAAATGTCGCATTAGAGGATGACAGTGGAGTTATTATATTTAATGGTACATCTGCTGTTCTTGATATTGAGGGTCAGATATTATTAGATGGTACAGACTCCGCTAAGACTGATGCAGGCGACAAAGTTATTCTGGACGCCAGTGCTGCAAGCACAGACGTTGGTGAAAATTTACTCCTTGACAGTACGGGTGGCCGTGACCTTGGTGATAAACTTGTGATGTTTGATACTATTCATAATACGGTTGTAGGCAATGAAGGCGGGTTCTTCTTATTGAATGGAACAGATGGTGATGGAACAAATGCTGGTGATGAATTGTTGTTGGAAAAGGCTGGTGCATTAGGATTAGGAACACTCTCATTCCTACAACAGAACTCAATAAATATCGCAAATGGTCTTGCATCTGAAACTGGTGGACTACAATTACCAGTTTCAGAAGCTGATGCTGGGGAAGGCGTTGCGGTAGTGACTAACTTTGACAGCACTCTTGGAACGTTTGATTCAACACAAACAACGTTTGATGCTGCGTAAATCGTTATAAATAACATAAGAAAGAGGAAACGTTAAATGGCATATCAATCATTAGGGGTCGGAACTAACGCCAACGATGGCAGTGGTGATACACTAAGAGCTGGTGGTGCAAAGATCAATGATAACTTTGTAGAGGTATATACAAAGTTTGGTGATGCTAGTTCGTTGTGTTCTGGTATTAGTGCTACAGCCACAGTGGTTTCGCTTACCGCTCCTAATATTAGTGGTGTTGTTGCTGGTACTCAAACGTCTGCTACTATCACGACTTTGGCTACTACGACAGTAAATGGCACTACGGGAAATTTTGGTACTGCAACAATTGCCGCTGGATCAATTACAGACAGTTCTGGTGCAATTTCATTTGGTAACGAAAACCTAACAACGACAGGAACATTTGCAGCGGGTAATATTACAGTGGGAACAATAACATCCACTGGAGCATCTATTGTATTTGAGGGAGCTACACCTAATTCAAACGAAACAACCTTAACAGTTACAGACCCCACAGCAGATAGAACAATTACATTCGGAGATGAGACAGGAACGGTATTGACAACTGGTGCGTCAAACGTTCTAACAGGTAACATGATGAAAACTGCATCAACGCTCTTAATTGTGAACTCTTCTGGTTCTACTCTTAAAACAATTATTGGTGCCGGTGTTGCGTCATAAATAGATAAAATAGGAAAAACAAATGGCAGCTATTATCACAGAAAAGTTTAGACTTCACAACGCTTCTCAATTTGAAGAGTCGTTTACTGAATCGGGCAATAATGTTTATTATCTATTCATAGGTAAGAGTACACCATTCACCTCTGGAACAAGTGGTGGGACTGATTCTTCTCCACCGACTCCTGTGGATGGACCAACTGATGAATTTTATGCATGGGACGATATGATTGCTGCCAAGAGTATCGGATCAAATAATGTTCAACGAGTTATTCCTAGAAGAAATTGGGCTAATGGTACAACGTATGATATGTACAAACCAACCTATAGTTCAAGTGTAACTGCAACCTCTGGTGCTTCAAATCTTTATGACTCAACATTTTATTTTGTAACAACTGATTATCGTGTCTATAAAGTTCTTGACAACAATGCAGGGGTTGCATTTAGTGGAACGGAACCCACAAGTACTACAACTGCACCTTTTAGTGCGGGGGGATATGTTCTACAGTATATGTACACTCTTACAGCCGGTCAAATTAACAACTTCCTAACGGCAGATTTTATGCCAGTTGCAACTGACTCTACAGTGAGTGCTGCAGCTACTGATGGTGCAATTGACTCCTTGGCCATCACCGCTGGTTCTGGATATACAAATGGAACTTACTATGCCGCAGTTTACGGAGATGGTACAAGTCAAGGAACATCTTCTGGTGCTATTGTTAGAATTACAGTCGCAAATAATGCTATTCAAGATTTTGGTTTAACCGCTGGAACAGATACAACAATTCATTCTGCTGGTGCGGGATACACTTTTGGAACAGTCAATCTTGCAAGTGGATTCACTTTTTCAGAGAGTACTTTAACTACTGCCTCAGCAATAGGTGGTTCTGGTGGTGCAGTTGAGGTGATCATAGGACCGAAAGGTGGACATGGGTTTGATGCTAAAAAAGAACTTGGCGGTCACTATGTCATGATGGGTATAACACTAACTGCCGCAGAAGGCGATGACATTACCACAGAAAATGATTTCCGTAAGTTGGGAATTGTTGTTGATCCTAATACGTTTGGTACATCTTCAGTTGCAACAGTATCAACTGCAAGACTTACTTATGCGATCAAACTTACATCACAGTCTGGTACGTTTGATGGAGATGAGAAAATTAGTCAAGCTACCACAGGTGCAATTGGTAAGGTTGTTGAGTGGGACAGTTCAAATTCAATTCTATACTACTCACAAGAAAGATTTGGTGATTATGGAACCAATGGAACAACTGGTGCATATGTTGCATTTAGTGGTGCTAATGTTGTTACGGGTGCTACCTCTGGTGCAGTTGGAACACCAGATGCAAGTGCTGACAGTGCGGTAACACTTTCGGGAGGTAATACGATCACCTTTGCCGATGGTTACGCAAACCCAGAACTTGCAGCAGATAGTGGTGATATTATATACTTAGAAAACAGAAAGCCAATCAGTAGGTCTTCAGACCAGATAGAAGATATCAAAGTTATCGTGGAGTTTTAATAAATGCCTCAATCTACAGACCTTAACGTTGCACCATATTATGACGATTTTGACAAAGATGATAACTTTGTCAGAACCTTGTTTCGTCCTGGCTTTGCAATTCAAGCAAGAGAATTAACACAACTTCAATCAGTTCTTCAAAATCAGATTGAACAAGGTTTCAGTCATATGTTCAAAGATGGTACGGTAGTTATTCCGGGCCAAATATCATATCTTGGTGGTAAGAACGCAGCACGGTATGTTAGAATACAAAGCACTTTTGGTGGAGAAACGATTGATCCTCAACAGTATGTGAATGCAGACAATCCAGTTATCATTACGGGTGCAACAAGTGGTATTAAATTCATGGTAACTCATGCAGTTGCAGCAACCACAACTGATCCTGTAACACTTTTCGGTCAGAACATAAATTCTCAACTTGCTGGAAAATCAGAAACAACAAGAGGGGGGTTTCAAGGTCCATTAGATGCTGCTGGATTTGATAAATTTGTAATTAATGAAAACATTAGCGCAAACGTTGCGGTCACTCATGGATCAACAACCTTTGCTGCCAATGAAGCTTCAATGACAACAGTTACATCAGAAACACTTGTTCCAGCTGGAACCGCAGTTCCCGATGGTAGTACTGGTAGAGTCTCTAGTCACTCTTCGCTTGCAACGATTGAACAAGGTATATATTTTGTCAGAGGACATTTTGTACAGGTTGAAAATCAAGTTATTGTTCTTGATAAGTATCGAGCCAAAGCTGGTGATTTTAGAGTTGGCCTTAGGATTGATGAGACAATTGTAACACCAGAAACAGATTCAAGCTTGTTGGACAATGCAACTGGCTCATCTAACTTTGCAGCCAAAGGCGCCCACCGATTAAAATTTACCCTAACCCTTGTTGCAATCGCTCTCGATTCTACTGATGATAAAAACTTTATTGAGTTATTGAGAATTAAAGCAGGGCGTGTTATCAAAAAAGTAAGAGACACAGAGTATTCTATTCTTGAGGAAACACTTGCTCGCAGAACGTTTGATGAATCTGGTAACTATACAGTAAGACCCTTTACGTTTCAGATCAAAGAATCTGTTGATGCGAGTGTTGGTCCTGTAAATTACACAGGTGTATATGCTTCTGGTACAATTACAGACAGTGGTAACGTAGCAGATGAATCACTTCTTGCGTTGCAGATATCAACAGGTAAGGCTTATGTCAAGGGTTTTGAAATTGAAAAAATTGCTCCTACTGTTATTGATTTAAAAAAGGCAAGAGACTTTTCAACCATCAATGCAAGCAGTACAGCTTTTGATGTTGGTAACTTTGTTACAGTCAACAATATGTTTGGCACACCAGATGTGTCCTTTGTGGCGGGTGAAGCAACTCCATTTAAACAGTTAGCTCTTTATGACACAGCAATCGTCACGCCGGGTACGGCAAGTGGTACGAAGATTGGTGTTGCGAGAGTTAGAACTTATCAACATTTCAGTGGCACTGCTGGTCAACCAGATTCTATCTATAAGTTATTCTTATTTGATGTTCGCCCGTTTACTAGAATTACATTGTCTGGAACTCCTAGTCCGACACTAATCTCTGTAGCTTCTAATGGTGGTTCACAGATTAAAGGTGTTACAAGTGGTGCTACTGGATTTGTATTTGGTGAGGAAACCACTGGAGCAGCTCTTGTTCTTACAAACGTATCTGGAACATTCCAAGTTGGTGAAAAGATCACTACTTCCGACTCAGCTGAGTCGGATCAGATTGTTGAGGACTCTGGTAATGCAGACTTGACTATTAGTTTAGTTCAGACAAAATCATTTGAACAAGTTCGATCAGTTCATGGTGATGATGCTGATGCTGGTCAAGACTTTACTGCTGACATTGCTCTTAGTGCAGTTGCAACCGCTGCTTCTTTCTTAGATTTAGACGGTACGGATGCTAATGGTGCAAACAACGGCGACAGTATTCTAACAGAACAAGAAGGTAATCCAATTTCTTTGCAGACGGCTGCTACCGGCGGTACGGGTTCTCTTAGGTTTATTTGTAAATTACAAGATTCAGAAAAGAATATTTCTCTGTTTAATCTTGCAAAACGTCCTGTGAAAACTTTGTTGACAGGAACAAATAACGGAGAGAGTGACACTGCAATTACCATTCGCAGACAGTTTGTTGCAACCACAAATTCATCTGCTACAGTAACAATATCAGCTGGTGCAAATGAAACATTTCTTTCGCATAGTGAAGGTGATTACACAATTTCAATTTTGACAGCTGGTACAGGTTCGGGTAAGGCTGGTGATATTGTTAGTGCTGCAACAGGATTTTCTGGTGGCGGTACTGGTACAGTTTCGATAGCTAACTCTACGGTATTTGGCACGGGTGCAAAATTAAAAATTATGACTACCCTTTCTAAAACATCAGTTATTCAGAAAACCAAAACAACTAAATTGATGAAACAGGTCAAGGTTGTTCCGGGCGCAACTGCTGCATTTGGAACAAGACCAACAGATAGACAAATTTCTTTGGGTCGAGCTGATGTGTTCAGATTACAGGCAGTATTTGAGTCTGCCGCTTCTGATACAGATGCAGTTGCTCCTACGATATCTCTTAGTGAAGTTAACGGAACATTTACTAGAGGTGAAAAAATTACTGGTGCTACTAGTGGTGCTACTGCAAGAATTATTACTACAACTTCACCAATACAATTAGTATATACCTCTGGTACAGCAAAACAGTTTGCTGCTAATGAATCAATCACTGCTGAATCTTCTGGAGCTACTGGAATAGTTAGTACCTTTACTGTTGGTGATGAGGTCATCACAAACAATTACCAACTGGATACTGGACAACGAGATAACTATTATGATATAGCCCGCATCCAAAGAAGGTCCGGTTTGCCTGCACCGACAGGTCGTCTGTTATGTGTATTCGATTACCTTGAACATAGTGCTGGTGATGTGTTAACAGTAGATTCATACACTGACGTTGCTAATCAAATGGATTATGTTGATATTCCAACATATACTGCTACAAAGGTTGATCCTGATGCTCCTGCTCCAACAGGAAGCTTCCCTTTATATAATGTGTTTGATTTTAGACCTTGTGTTGAGGATGCTGGTGGAGCAAGTTCCAGTGTTGAATTAACTGATACAATT